AACTTGGCAGAACACTCCTCAAATCTCAACCACTGTAAGCGGCTTAGATGTAACAAGCTCACTTGGTAAAGCTATCACTCAGTTAGCTATTCCAGTTGATATTAATACAATTGAAAACGTACCTTTTACTATTGATGCACAGGACGCTAACGATCCTGCTGTTTTGAGAGAAAAGATTCGTAGTGCTGGTATGGCGATTAGCTCTAAAATCAATACAAGCTTAGTTAATAAAGCTTTGTTTGAAGGTGGTGCTTTTGTTGGTCAATCAGGTGCATTGGCTACATATAATGATATTGTAGCTTATGAAAACACGTTCTTGCGTCGAGGCATTCCACAAATGGATATGCAAAGTCTTTTCCTTAACCTTAAGGATCATGGCACTGTAGCCGGTAATATCGCAGATCGACAGACAATGGGTAACAAGGTATTAACTGCTTATGAGAGATCATTAGTAAGTGATGCTGCTAACTTTGATGTATTCAGAGTCGGCTCTAACCCAATCTTGACTGCTGGCGCTGGCGCTGCTGCAACTGTAACTGGCGATCAAAGCTTGGTTCCTGCTTCAAATAGCACAGATGCTCAAGGTAACGTTACCAATATAGATAACCGTTTCTTTGATCTAACTGTTAGCACTAGCGCAACATGGAAGGCGACAGATCGCTTTACTGCTGGTGTAAATGAACTTCACATGATCACTAAAGGTGATACTGGCGAGCTTCAGACGTTTACAGTTGTTGAGGTTGTTGACGCGACCACTATTAAGATATCTCCAGCCCCTGTTTCTAAAATAGGCGCTACTGATATTGAAAAAGAGTATGCAAACGTAACTGGACCCTTACTTGATACCGCAGCGCTGGTTGTCGTTAACACTGCGGATGCTCCTATCAACGTTTTCTGGAAGAATGATTCTATCCAGTTGAACGGTGGTAACTTGAGTGTAGGTGATCTATCAGGTGTTGGCGTTATGAACGTTAACAGTGAATCTGGCATTCAGTTCATCTTAGCTAACGAAGGCGCTATTGGCGACTTGTCTAACCAGTATCGTATGACAGCATTTTGGGGGTCTACATTGATCGATCCTTTAAGAGCTGGCATCGGCCTTGCTAACCAGTAAGATATTGTTATGGGGGTTAGAAAGCCCCCTAATCTTAATGTTTAGAGGTTTAGCATGAGTACAGCAAATGTAAGAGTTAACCGCGCACTAAACTTATTGGGCGCTACATCTCCGATTAAGAAAGCTAGGCCAGAGGTAATAAACTTAGCCTTTGAAGTATTGGTTGAGATGCTTAATCTATGGACTGCTCAAAATATAGCTTTAGGGCTTACTATTCCTACTGTTATTGGTGATGACATCGAAGAACCTTCGGAAACTGTATTGGCTATTGATTTTAACTTAGCTGTCACAGTTGCACCCTACTTATTCAAAGACCCTACTCCCGCTGTTATTAACAAGGCAAGGCAAACAATGCAGGCTATGCGGACTGAATTTGTCGCATTACCCGCCACATTATACCCAAACACACTTCCATTAGGCTCAGGTAATACTGGTCCTGCAAGCGGTCAAACACCGATAGGGCGTAAGTTCTACCCAGAACCAGCCACCCTTGATACAGAAAGTGGAGTACCTTTAATAATATGAGCGTCGGCGGCATAAGAATATCAAGGCTGAACAGGAAAACTGTTCTAAACCCTACTAATGATATATTTGTAATGAGTATTCAGGGCTCGGCTACTACAAACGGCTTAACCTTTAAAACCCTTATTGACAACCTACAAGCAGCAATTGCGGCGGGTCCATTAAATGCTATTCAGTTCAATAACCCATTAGGCGAGCTTGATGGTAGTACGGATTTCCTATGGGATGATAACGCGAAGACTTTAACCATTACAGGAGCAGCAAACGCTTCGGTATTTAATGGGGTAGCTTTAACTGCATCCGGTTCATCTCTCGATTTTCTAAATGCTGAAGGCGATTATGTACCTGTTTTAGGCAGTGGTGATATGCTCGCCTCTGTGTATGACCCAACGACGGTTAGCGCAGACGCTTTCTCAATGGGCAACATGTACGAGACCGCGACGGCCAAGGTGCTCACCAACTTAGAGCGCTTGGAAATAGCGGCCAATACTAGCAAGGTTTCGAATGTAACTACCAACCTTTCAATTGGCACCGCTACGGCTACCACTTTAGATATAAACTCTTCAGACGGCACAAACGCAACCATACCCGAGGCGATAGCTAGCGGTAATGCTGGCTTATTATCAGGATCTAATAAGGCTGACATTGCCACTAATAACGGTAAAGTCTCAAACGTCACAACTAACCTTTCTATAGGTGCTGTAACAGGCACTACATTAGACGTTGAATCTTCAGACGGTACTAACGCAACTCTACCCGAGACAACTGCTTCGGACGCTGGGCTGCTATCTGTAGCAAAGCGCGGCGAAATCATAGCCAACACCGCTAAGGTGTCCAACGTAAGTACGAACCTTTCTATCGGGACCGCCACTGCTACCACGTTAGATGTTAATTCGTCTGATGGCACCAATGCTACTCTGCCTCAAGCAGTGGCCGCCACTTCAGCGGGTTTGTTATCAGGTACAGACAAAGAAAAAATAGACGGGGGTTGGAGCAAAACCGTTTTTAGTTCTTATAAAGTTGGCACTACGGCAGACCCAAGCACGACAGCGGAAACTCCCGCGACCGCGCCAGTTTTGGCAGAAATGACACACACATTCACCCCCGCGAAAGCAACTACTTTGATAAAAGTTAAATGTGGTTGCTCTTTTGATAAAACCGGCGGCGGCGATGATGGCGTGCGGATGGCGGTTTTTGTTGACGGCGTGGTCCAGGCCGAAACAACGCGACGCGATTTTGTCGGGAGTAATAACGACTACGACACGTCCCTACACACATTTTGGAGCGGGAGCCTATCAGTAGCGGCACACACAATAGACGTTCGATTTTGGGGGACCGACGATACCATGATAGCGGTTGACGTGGAACGAAATTTCTATATAGAAGAAATAGACACCATCTAAAGGGGGGTGAACGTGCCAAACGATTATAAAATAAAAACATACGACAGATACACCGACGTGCAAGCCGGTGAGGTCGATTTGAAAAAGTTAGACAGGGAAATAAAGGAAGCTGCCTGTGTGCTCAATTTTCGGGCGCTAGGCCTAGAGGATGCGCAAATAATCGTATACGGCGATAGTGTATCAGATGGACCTAGACTCGACGGCATAGTTTCGGCGCACACGGTCGGCCCAGACCACAGCCGTCTTCAGGGCAAGTTTGCGGCGAACGTCACACAGGTGCTTTTCGAGGATGACACGCTGCGCGTGCGATGGGACGGGGTAAACAAGCAACCGCAGGTGTCGCCAAAAATTGCGGGGTGGTGGGACATCTCAGCGCGAAAAATTTCAGGTAATTCTACTAGCGACCTGAAACGAGCCGACGACATCCACATGGCGGTGGGCTCCTATTACTACCTATCGACGGGCGGCACGCGAACCAGCGCCATGGATATGGAGAACTACGGGGCCACTGGGGTATATTCGGTAACGCAAGAGCAGGTAAATACCAGCAACACATACACTTTTAGTGTAGGCATCGGCAACACAAGCAATGGCTGGTATAAAATCGAGGCAATAAAACCATGAGTTTAAAAGTTATATTCAATGATGACGGCTCGCAGCGCGGCTTTTCCGACAGCGAAGATGGCGACATCGATGTAAACGGGTGGGTGGTGGTGGACGTGCCGGAGGGCTTCGATTCGGACACAAACCGCCTTAAGAATGTTGCGGGGGCGGCCACCGTTATGACTGCGCAGGAAATAACCGACGAAGAAGTCGCCACACGCCTGCGATCATCTAAAAACAAAATGCGCGAGCGCATCAATGCCACGCGTGATGAATCCGCAGCCGCACCGGTTAGTTTCAATGGTAAATTCTACGACGCTACCGTCGCCTCTCGGGGAAACCTAGACGGCGCCATAATGAATGGTCAAGTTTTCGAAAAGAAATACAGCCCCGCGCCCTTTTCGCTGGATTGGATAGCCACGGACGACACTAAAATCGCTCTGACTTTATCGCAGCTCGAAGATTTGGGACTCACCATGGCCGCGCAAGTTGGTGCCATGTATCGCAACGCCAATGAGCACAAAGTGGCGGTCGAGGCACTGACCACCGAGGACGCGGTTCTAGCGTATGATTTTAGCTCGGGCTGGTAGTGTCTAGTTTCACCCGCCCCATGGAATTCGAGAGGTTCCGGCCTCGCGGGTTTTATAGGAATACGCGCGTTTTTAGATTTTACCTAGGCGAGTTAGACAATAGTGAGTTTGTAGAAATACATATCGGCTTTGTGACTAACTTTATGTCGGCCCCTAGATGGACTAGATTTTTTTACAAGCACGATGACGACACGGTGCGGGCGGCTTCGACAGTACACGACGCGATTGTCGGTGAGTGGTCCACACCGTTGCCGATCCAGAGTCCCAACGGCGAAAGGTTCGCGGATTGGTGGGAGGCGGCGAGCATTTACCGCCGAGCCTTGAAAGTTAGAGGTACGTCGAGGTTTTGGCGTTGGTTTTTTTATGTTAATGTGATGGCCTATGGAGGACTAAAAAAAGTCAGTAGGGAATTTTCGAGACTAATCGACCGGATAAAATAAAACATGTGGTTACTTTTACAGACGGTTTTTAACCAAATTTCTCACGCGTACACGGCAGGGCTAACGACTAACGCCGAAGAACAAGCGAACTACGAAGCTCGGTTTTTTAGTGAGAGCGACGACAACGAAACCCATTTTTAGCGGGTATCGTTTGTTTTATTGGTTTTATACTGGTTAGATTAACCGCAATAGCTTACAAGAAAAATAATATTTAGGGTTAAATATGCCTAGCGTGCCATTACCTACAGGATTTCAAAGTATTGAAGAGTTCCCGAGATTTAAGGAGAACTTAGTCAATATGATGAATATTGGAACTAATAAAGTTATGCAACGGGCGGGCGTGGTCGGCACTGGTAACGCTGTCGGCGCTTGTCGTGGTCAAATAAAGTTTCAGGATGAGCTTTACCAAGTCTCTGGCACTAAGTTGGTCAAGATTGCTCAGGATGGCACTATATTGCAAAACATATCAGATGATTTTGCTATTGATGTGTCTGGCACTGGTGAATGCATTATGTCCGTTGGCTTTACTTTCTTGGTTATCGTGGTGCGTGGCGATAGAGCTTATGCATGGAATAACACAACTTTTGTCGAAATAACCAGCAATTATGTACCTGCAATTGATGTAACTTATATTAACGGTCGATGGGTGTTTATACCTGCTGACGGTTCACCGGCATTCTTTAGTGATGCTTTAGACCCTACAACTATTGGAGCCACTAGCTTTTTTGATGCTGAAACACAGCCAGATAAAAACACAGGCATCGTTAACTTAAAAGAACGGCTTTATATCCTTGGCGAAGAGACTATTGAAGTATTTAGGGATACTGGAACGGGCACAATCC